GCCACCACCGATTGCACCATAAAGAGGATTCATTCCAGGAATTTGACCTGCAAGATTTGCTCCCATACCTGCACCTTTAAGTAACCCTGCTCCTGTGTTTCTAAATACAGGTGAAGTTTCTATTGTATTAGAAGGTACACTTGCACCTAATGCACCTAAATATTGATTTAATTTTATATATGGTTTTTGTTGTTCGTAATCATATCTAGCTATTGCATCTTGTAATTTAGCTTGTTCTAAACCTTCTTTTTCTACTCCTACACCTTGTAGTTTAGCAATATCATTGTAATCCATTTCACCAAGTCCAGGAGCAGTAGCCATTGTATTAGCCATAATATCTCTCTCACGATTATATTGATCGCCATAAACTTGATTAGCTAATTGACCTAGTTCTTGTGTTAATATTTCTTGATTAGCACCTGAACCAAATCTTCCTGCACTTGTAAACTGTGAATTAACATCTGATATTACATCACCTGCCATTTGATCGTATAAGGCTTTGGAGTAAGGATTAGTTGTAGGATTAAGGTAGTTTCCTGCTAATATATTAGAGGCTTCAGTTTGAGATTGATTTAATAAAGGATTACCTTGTAATGCTCTTAATGTGGTAAGATTTAAAGCTGTTGATGTTTCAGGAGCAAAATCAGTATAGGTTGCATTAGGAAAAAAATTAGGCGTACTTCCTTCGTACAAATCTTGTGCTGAATCTACTGCTTGTTGAAAATAAGGTCTAATAAATTCTGATGGTTCTGATGATGATGTAGTTGTAACACTACTTGGATTACTACCTTTACTCATGATAATTCCTTACTAAATAAATATACTTTTTGTTCATATCCTTTTAATTTCTTGCTCCAACCTTTGCGACCTGCAACTTCTACAGCGTTACAATGATTGTACTTAGCAAATTTTTCTATTGTTTGTTGTATTGGTTCTAACCAATTATCCATGTTGTTACCTCCTGCTAGGAAATAACGACAAATCTTTTTTTGAGGATACTGTACTACCTCTGTAATAACAGCACTCTCTACTTTTTTTTCCCAACTAATAAAAAGTTGAAAAGAGTTTTTTACTAACCCATCTAAAATATCTCTAGCTGAATAAGTATCGTCTAAAGCCTTTTTTATAAGAGGCTCAACTTCATTCCAAATAAAATGTAAATCTTCTTTTGGTACTTGTATAATCACCCTACAACCACATACCCAAATGTTTGATCTGCGTTACCAGAACTAGCATGAGTTAATGTAGCTGTTTTATCTCCCCTTGCAGATACATATAAACTAGATTTTGCTGTATTAGCATTTGCAGTTGTTGGCATAAACAAAATAACTGAGTTACCACCAATTCTTTCATCTGTAAGTGTTGTTGTTGTTTGACTTGCTCTTAGTGTTACTGAACCTGTGCTATTTAATTTTCCATTAATAGTATTATTCAATGCACTAGAAACTAATTGTAAATGTAAACTATGATCTGGTATTGATATAGGTACGACAGGAAACTGATTATCAGCCATTATCTTTTACCTTCTGGTCTTGCCTCTATATCTACGCCACTCATTGTTTTAAAGTTGCCTGTTACTGATACTCGTATTCGGTGGTATCGTGAATTAGATCGTATAGGACAATCTCCACTATCTTGTGTTGAAACTGCTGTTCCTACAGAAATATTATCTAATTGTGATGCTCTTGTTATAGGTGTTACTGTAACAGTAGCACTATCTTCTTCGCTATCTACAATCGGTCTAACATTAATGATAGATGATCTTTTACCTTCTGCTCCTTCAAATTCTGTTGTATCAACTGTAGCTGATAAAGAAGTAGCAATAAACTTTCCAAATTTATTTTCTGAATTAAATCCTGCTAAACCAACAATCCCTTCTCCATAAAAATAAGAGTCTAATGATTTAGGTAAATTATCTAAGTTGCCTAAAACATCTAAACTTTCTAATGTTGTAAAAGCCTCTTGTGATGCTGTAGAAATAAATTGTAAGTCTAATCCTGATCCTGTAGACCATTTATCTACACTATAATTATAAATAATTAATTTATTATTTATTGTAGTAGTAGATGTTGCATCTGATCCTCTGTAAGACCAAACAACAATACTATTGTTAGGATCTATTGCACTACATATACCATCTAAATTAGAAGATAAATCATTATAAAAAAAATCATCAACTTTACCATTACCTATTGGTGTAAGTTGTTGGCCACCAGATAACATATAAAATCCATCTTGTGCTAAGAAGAAAATCATACTACCAAAAGATACTATGCTCTTATCACAAAATGCTCCTATGTTGTCTGAGATCTTATCAAATCTAAATATAAGAGGTGTTCCTGCATAGGACATTCTGTAAATAGCTTTTTCAAAGAATACAATTCCTGATTGTTCCCCACCAACTATACCGACAATATTACCATGTTCACCGACAATATCTTGATAGCCTGATTGCGTAGCTTGGCTAGGAGTCCAATCTGAACTGTCATTTAAGGCTGACCATTTAACTCGTTGGTTGTACCCTGTGCTTGATTCTGTTGTATATCCTGCAACAACAAAGTTATTAATAACTGTAATGTATTTTGCTTTTATAGAAACTAAATCAGAAAATGCTGAGTCTGTTCCTTGATTAAATTTTTGAATATTATCTGCATGGTTAGTAGCAATAATATTTGTACCAAACTGTGTAAACTTCCAAAAATCTCTAGCATTAGATGTTGTACTATTATTATATCCACCTGATTTAGACTTATCTATAAATACTTGTGAACTATTCATTTGATACAATTTTGTTGCATCACCTGCATAGTTAGTTACACCACTTGCTTGAAAAGATGAAAACAAACCTACTGCACTACCTGTTAAACCTGTACTACTTAAAGCCTGAAATCCTGGTAGTGATTTATACCCTTCTTTTAAAGGTATAACATTATCAACTTTTAAAGCACCTGAATTTTGATAAGCAGGAAGATCAGATTGTAATTGTCCGAACTTAATCATATTATACTATTCCTGTTGCTGACATCTGCATTGGAGAAGATGTTATTGATCCTTTTTCTGAAGATAAATTTGCGTTGGCTAAAGCCTCTTTATATAATCTTGCCCAAGTATCTAATCTTTCATCTTGCATTAAGAAAGGAGAAGATTCTGCTAATGCACCATAAAGATATAACTCAGGGTAATTAGTTAAAATTGTATTTGTTGTATTTGATTCTGATAAAGCTGTTATTGTTTTATAATAATCTATTTGTAATGTTTGTGCTGAATCAGGAGCAACACCTAATAAAATGTTACTACCAACTATTGTAAAAAAAGTAGGAAGTCCTGATGTTTGTGTAACATTATATTTTCTATAAAAATCTCCATTAGCCATAAATCGTAATGTTCTATATGGATCACTTTGATAAATAACTGCTGTTGCTTCTAAAAAACCACTAGGCAAAGAATATGATTGTGTACCTGAAACTGTTGTTGTACTGGTATCTGTATTAACCATTTCTCTTACACGCAACTCTCTATTTAATCTGCTTTCTGTAAGCGTAATAAAATCACCCAAATATGAAGTGAGATCTGTCCTGTTGAGATAATTTGCTATTGTTGTTTTTAACAATGCGTAAGTTGTAAGAGCCATTATAAATTCCCTGTGTAAATCCTAAAGTGTCTGTTATCAGGATCATTAAGCCATCTAAAAAACTTTGGCTTATCTAAAACTTTTCCTGTTAATGAAATTATTTTTTTTTTTGCTAATTGATGAACAATAATGTTTGGTAATCTAGCTACTCTATAACCTTTAGCTTCTTGTAAAACTTTAGATTTATAAGCACCTTCATTTTGTGCAACTTTATTAGCTTGTAGTATTTCTTTTATGTCTGCTTGTGCTTGATAATTTTCTATATGAATTTTATCTTCTGCTTCATCTACAATTAAATTTGTTTTAACTGATGATTGATCGCCAGGTTCATTTAAAGAAAACTTTTTAGCCATATTATTTTATAGCTTTCATAATCATTTGATCTATTGTTCCTTTAACAGATAAACCTTGATTACCTGAAAAACTTAACATTGGATCGTATTTTCTATCTCCACCTGAAGTTTGTTTAGATTGTTTTTTTTTATTACCTCTACTAATCATTGGATCAGCTTTGATTGAATTTTCAACAACCTTGTATAAACTTGAAGTATGTTTTTTATTTGTAAAAACACCCATTTTATTCTCCTGTTAAAATTAAAAAGGAGGGGATAATTCCCCTCCCTATCCTTAGACTACAAATAATTATGCAGTTAAGTTAAATATACCATAGTTAGCGTTTGGTGCTTTTGCTGTTAAAGTCCATTCTGCTAATAGTAATTTTTTATCACTATCACCAGTTTTTGCTAAGTCAGAAGTTTGGAAAGGTCTAAGGAAGTCAACACTCCACATATCCATTTGCAAAATATCTGCTCTGTTAGCATTTTGGAATCTATCAGGTACAAAAGCTACTTCGCCAAAATCAGATACATAAATATCAGTCGTTCCGATTGATACTTTGTCTGATGCATCTTTGTACTTAGTTGCTACACCATTAAAGCCTGAAGCAATTTGTTTATGACTTGCTGTCATAAGAACTGTATCAGGTTCTCCACCATTATTAAATGCTACTAAAAGACCTGCTTTTAATAAATCTTCGGTGTAAGTTCTATTTGTACCACCTGCGATTGCTGTAGCACCAGTACCCAGAGGAACTGCTGAAGGTGATCCATTTTTAGAATAGTTGTTAGTTGGTGATGCAGGGCCATACCATGTACCTACTGATGCAGATTTTCTAGCTGTAGAAGCATTACCTGCTACTTTAGCTTGTTCAATACCAACCATAGCGTTTTCCATATCACGCTTGATTTCTTTACCCATTTTAGCAAGTTGGTAAGCAATTTGCGTTCCCATTCCTGCATTATCAACAGCATCATCAGTACCAGAAATTGTTACTGATTTTGATGAAATTTGAGTATAGTTAGTTAGTCTTGAAGTTGCGGCTCTTGCTTCACCTGCATAGTCATCACCTTCAACTTGTGCATTTACTGCAACTGCCGCTAATGAGTCAGTTTGCCATTCATGCAAAGTATTAGTCGCTGTACCTTTTGATGCGTTGCTCATAAAAGGAGTTTCAGTTGGTGAAATATTATAGATCACATCAGCTAAATCTTCTCTTATTGAATTAACGCCATCATAAGTATCAAAAGTATTTGTTGGCTGTGCCATATACTTATCTCCTATTAGTTAATTGTTAAGAATACATTTCTTTGAAAATGTTTACTGCGTCTTGGACTTTTCCACTTTTTCTCAGAACTGCTTTTTTAGAGTTAATACGCTTTGCAACATCACTTGTTTCTTCAACAACTTTAGGACTAGATGAACTTACAACTTTTGGAGTTCTAGTTACTTTCTTATTTTTTGCGTTAGCTGTTTTTAACCTATTATAACGATAGGCATTAGCTAACATAAGAACTGCTCTATGATCTACTAACATTGAAATTTCTTGGTCTGTATATCCAATATCTTTTGCGAAATTGGTAAGGTTCTTTACGAACTCAGGGCCTTTTTCTTTGTCGCTGTAAATAGGTAGTTTTTCAGCAAGAAGATTTCTTTCTTTTTCCAAATAAACATTATAATTTCTTTCATGCTCTCTTTGTTTTTCAGAGTTTAATCGTTGTTGCTCTTGTCTAGTAGCTTCCATCATTTCTTTCCTACGATCTATCTCGGCTTTTGCTCTGACATATTCAGCAGGATCTTCTTGATACAACCTATCTAAATCTACCTGGTTTTCAGTAGTCTTTAAGTGTTCAGATAATACTTGAAGTTGTTTTTCGTATTGATCTCTTTTGATTTTTGCCTCCTCGTTATTCCTTGTTAATGAATTTTTAAGTTCATCAACTGATTTTCTATTGCTAGAAAGTTCATTGGTTTTACGAGTATAATCTTGTTGACGAAAATACCCATCTTTAAGTTCATCTAGGCTGACTTCTAATTCTTGATCTCCGACCTTAATTTTATAAAGTTCCTGATTACTATTTAAAGTGTTATCTTCTTCAACTTGATCTATAAGTTCATCATCATCAAAGGGATCAGCGTTATTCGTTTCCGATTCACTTACTTCCTTTGTTGGTTCTTCACTTGCTGTTTCCTGATTCTTAGAGGCTTCTGTATTTAGTAAGTTTTTCAGGGCGTCAGCTACCTCTCCTTGTGTGTTTAGAGGCTTGGGCGTTGGTACAACAGTTTCCTGTGAAGGATTATCTGTTGCAGATTCCATTTCTGGTTGTTCTGCCATTGTATTCTCCTTTTATTTTTTTGTTGCTAATTTTCCTGTTTCTAAAACAGATTGCAACTGCATCACAACAACTTCTGTCATTCTTCTCATGAGGAAAATATGTTCTCGTTGTTCTGAATCTTTTAAGTCAGAGTTTAGCCATTGTAATTCTAAATCCTGACGAATTTTTTGTATTGCTTCAACAAACATTGGATCTTCTAATATTCGTTTAGCTTTAATTGATCGTTCTTGTTCTTTTTCCACTATCTACCTTTATAGAATCCACCTAAAGAAGTAGAAAATCCTGAGCCTGTACTATTTGTGCTATGTGGACTTCCTGTTGTAGGATCAGTATTTGATAAATTTGTTGCGATATTTTGTGCTATTTGTGCTTGTTGAGCCACAGGATTAAAAATTCCATTATTAAATAAAGAACTTCCACTTGTATTAGATACTTGCGTTCCTTGTTGACCAGAATTAACTTGTTGTGTTGGAGCAACATATCCTTGACCAGTTCCTTGTGTTCCTTGACCAACAGTTGCAAGTAATTGATTCATTGTTGCTCCTTGATTACTTCCAGGTATTTTAACATCTCCAACTTGATTAAGATAATTTTGTGGCGAATACATTGTAAATAAATCTCCACTTTGATTACCAAAAGCTAAAGGATTACTGTCAGGAAAGAAATTTGATTTAGTTTGATTTAGTAAAGTATTAATAGCTGTATTATATTTTTCTTCTCTATTTTTTCCACCACTAAATAACATATCAATAAATTTTAAAGCACCAAAACCACTACCTACATTTGGATCAAAATTATAAATAGCATTTCCATTTTCATCTTCGCCTATTTTATATTTTTCAATAAATTTTTCTGCTCCAAAAGGTATAGATGTATCTTTTTTCATTTCATCATACATTTTTTGGCTTTCAGTTCTATTATCTGTTTCTTCTCTATTACTTTGTTCTTGTGCAGGTTCAGAAAAACCAACAAAACGACAAGCCTTTAATACTTCATCATATAAATATCCTTCTTCACAATTTGGTATTCCCTCATTATCAATTACAGGAGGTTTATAAGTGCTTACAGGGTACATATCTGTATCATTAGCGTAAAAACCTTCAGGGGAATAAGGATTACGAAAAACATTGTTTGCGTTCATGTCAGCAGGTTCAAAAGGTGTATCTGCTGTAATATTTTTATTCAAATATCCTTGAATTAAATTTGTTGCATCAGTTCCTTGAAAAAAAGGTGTAAAAGCCATTATTGTAACCTTTCATCATTTAAAGCTGAGTCAATAATTTTTGTATTAAGTTCTTGTCTTTTCATTTGTTTTGTATCTTCTTCTTTAATTATATCGGTAGCTAGTTTTTGTTGATCTAAATTCATTTTTTCAGTTTTATACAATTCATCTGATTGTTGTTTTCTTGCTTTTAGTTGTAATTCAGCTTGATTTTTTTGTTGACGCATTTGTAAGTCTTGTTGTGCTAATTGAATAGCAGGATCAGGCTGACGAGGTTTAGGAGGTTGAGGGGGAGTATTAGCAGGGTTATTAAAAAATTGACTTGCGTCTTTGTAACCTGCGTTTTCCAAATACTTTTCTAATGTGTTGTATATTTTTTGTGGATCTACAATACCCATACCACCTGTACCAATAAGTTTTTCTTGCACACCTAATACTCTTGTTAGAACTTCTAATCGTTGATCTTGTGAACCACTACCAAGTCCTACTTGTACTGTTGCATTGTATCTATCAACCCATTCTCTAGGGTTCATACTTACAAACTTACCTCTTAATTGAAT